CGTAAACCGTTGTGGCCCAAGCCTTTAGGGGGTTTTTCTGTTTTCCAAAGGGCCCGCTAGATTTCGCGGAAAAGCGGCGGGTGGTCTAAAAATAGTAAGAACCACCATATTAAATTGACCAGTTTATTGGCCACCCCCTTGAGATCAATAGCCTCGTGAAGCTATTAATCTCTCAGAGGCCACCGAATCAACAATTTTCGTGATTTATCTGCACAACATTCTTTTTCCTGCGACCCCTAGCCTTTACAACGCCCAGCTTTCGTCGTTGTCTACGAACCATTCCGTATGTAATATTTTCGCCTGTCATTTCTGATAACTTGGCGGCTAACTCTTGATCACTAAAAATACTAATATTGCTATTGATATACTGTAACTCAGCATCTGTCCATTTCTTATATGTGGCCATAAAATGTTCCTTTTTTTGACAAATTGTGTATAAAGCCTATCATATACTAGACTTTGTTCACTTTAATGCAAGGCAATATTTATGGAAAATGAACACATTATAGGATCTACTCTAAAAGTTGTTGCTAGCGAAAATATCAATATTATACCAGATTTACTAAGTGAACAAACTAAAAGTATAGCACAATTAATAGAAAATAATACAAATGAAGAAAAAGAAGAAGAAAGCGGCCAAACCCCTCTCGGTGGATGAAAATGAATTTCTCAACATAGTAGAAATTATCAGCAAAAAATTAGCTTACAAATTCAAGTTTGGATACCACGACTTTGATGATATGAAGCAACAGATAAGCATTTTTGCCCTAGAAGGTCTTAAAAATTATGATCATAAAAGACCCCTCGAAAATTTCCTCTGGACCCACGTAAGAAATCGCCTCTTCAACTACAAAAGAGATAACTATCAACGCCCCGACAAACCATGTTTGACTTGTCCACTTTATGCGCATTCAACCTGCACAAAATACTCTAATAAAAATGATTGTGAGTTATACAGTAATTGGAGTGATAGAAACACATCCAAAAAGAATCTGATGCATCTTACAACTATTGATGAAATTAAAAACTATGGTAATTTATTCTCTAATAATATAACAGATAACAATGTGGCAAATCAAGAAATCATACAATTAATAGAGAAAAAGCTAACGGGCGATGATCGCATCATTTATCTTAAGCTCAAGGGCGGCACCAAAGTTAACAAAGCCGACATGATAAAACTCACCAACAAGATTAAAGAAATTTTGGAGGAGTCAGATGGCTAAAAAAAGAGGGCAACTGAGTTTAGACGAAGAAAAGTTTATACGGGATAATATAGAATCTCTAAGTGTGGAACAAATTGCTAATAGTTTAAATAGAAATATTGATCCTATCAATCGATATATTGATGAAAATCAATTGTATGCTCTTAACGAGCGTGGCGAGAATGAAATTTTACGAAGAAAATTACACAGTAAAACATTCTGGACAGAAATAGAACGACAGTTTGATGCTTCCAGTGGCGAATTAGAATACTTTGAAAATACCTGGATCAGTTTAATAAAACAATTCAGAGAAGACGTGCTGCCCGCCGAAGAATTACAAATTAAACAATTTATCACTATTGATATTCTTATTAACAGAAGCATGAAAGAGCGCAAGCGTCATATTAGTGAAACAGAAAAATTGCAGCGACTTGTGGATAAAGAATATGAAAAACCAGAAGGGTCCAGAGATATTCCGAGATTAGCCAATTTAGAAACTCAACTAAGTTTTGCTCGCAATAGCATAGCTAGTTACACAAACGAATATACTAAGCTATTAGCAGAACAACAAAAAATAAGCAAAGATCTCAAGGCCACAAGAGAGCAAAGAATCAAAAGAATAGAGGACGGAAAAAGCTCTTGGGTGGGTTTGATACGAATGTTAGATGACGAAACTATACGAGAAAAAGAAGGACGCGAAATGGAAATTTTGGCTATTGCTAGCGATAAAGCCAAGCGCACATTATACGAATATCATCAATATGCAGATAATAATGTTGATTCTCCAATATTAAATCCAGAAAGTTTAGAATCCCATGATGAGGAACTATGATGACCCTCAATATAAAAAATGGAGAAAAGATGTTAGAAAAAGAGATAACAACACTTGTCAGTGGCCTCACTGTGGAGGCAAGAAAAAATTACAGGCCCACCATATTCACAGATGGGCCGATTTTCCCGGTTTACGATACAATACTTCTAACGGAATCACTTTGTGCAAGTATCATCATGATCTAATAAAAAATAATGAAGATAGTTATGCTCCTTTCTTTTTAAAGCTGGTGCAACAATGTATAAACAAGACGAATTTACAATAATAGTAGATACCAGAGAGCAAATGCCCTGGGAGTTTGGTTTTCACACAACCAGCAAAAGAAAACTAGATACTGGTGATTATAGTATAGAAGGAATGGAGAGCATATTCACAATAGAGCGAAAAATGAGCGTTAGCGAAATTGCTACAAATATTACTGAGAATCGGTTCAAAGATGTTCTTGATAGATTAAGCAAAATACCTCACGCTTATTTAATTATGGAATTTAACATAGAAGATATATATACCTTTCCTGTGGGAAGCGATATTCCCAAAAGACTGTGGGACAAATTAAGAGTTAAAGGTAATTATATAATGAAAATTTTATTAGAAGCATCTATTAATCATAATATTCATCTAATATTTTGTGGAGATGCTGAAAACGCAGAAAGAACAGCAGTAAGCCTAATGAAAAGAATATACGAAAAATATGGCAAAAAACAAACTGATAACCCCATTTGATGATGCTTGGCTTGGTCTGGGCGATCTCAAAGATTTAACACTAGATAAAAACCCGCTTTTTGGAAGATCCAAAGAGGATATAGAGAATCCAGATTTACATCTTTTAAGATTGCTACGAGACCCCAGATACTTCGGATCAACTGCTAAACTATTATTTGATATAGAGCTTCATCCTATTCAAGTAGCTATACTTCAAGAATTTTGGGTAAGACCATTTCCTATGTATATTGCTAGCCGCGGATTTGGTAAAAGCTTTCTTATGGCTTTGTATTGTACTCTAAGATGCGTTTTAGTTCCTGGCACCAAAATAGTGGTTGTTGGTGCGGCTTTTCGTCAGAGCAAAATCATATTCGAATATATGGAAACGTTGTGGCGAAATAGTCCAATATTACGAAGCATCTTTAGTAGTAACGATGATGGTCCGCGTCGAGATGTTGATAGATGCACTATGAGACTGGGCGAAAGCTGGACAATAGCGGTTCCTATGGGCGATGGTAGTAAAATCAGAGGTTTAAGAGCCCATATCATCATAGCATACGAGTTCGCCTCAATTAGCCCAGATATTTATGAAACAGTAGTCTCAGGCTTCGCAGCAGTATCTGCTAGCCCCATACAAAACGTCAAAGAAGAAGCTAAACGCAAAGCAATGAGAGAAGCAGGACTATGGAACGATGAATTAGAATCATTACAGATTAAAAAAAGCAATCAGGCAATAATTGCTGGTACTGCTGATTACAGCTTTAAGCATTTTGCTAGTTATTGGAAAAGATACAAGGCAATTATCAATAGCCGTGGTGATCGTCACAAACTAGAAGAAATCTTTAATGGAGAAGTTCCAGATAGCTTTAATTGGAAAGACTATAGTATAATAAGAATTCCATACGAAATTATTCCCAAAGGATTCATGGATGACAAACAAGTTAGCAGAGCAAAAGCCACAATACACACTGGCATATATAATATGGAATATGCCGCATGTTTTACAGAAGACAGCGATGGATTCTTTAGGCGCAGTCTAATAGAAAGTTGTGTGGTCAATGAATCTAAGCCAATTGTTATAGGCAATGGACCAGTATTATTTGATGTAAGTGTAAAAGGCAATCCGGATTTACAGTACATATATGGCATAGATCCAGCATCAGAAAAAGATAATTTCAGTATAATTATACTAGAATTACATAAAGATCATTCTAGAATTGTATATGCTTGGACTACCAACAGAAATAATTTTAAAGATAGACAAAAAACAGGATTAATTAATGAGCATGACTTTTATGGTTTCTGTGCTAGGAAAATTCGCAATCTGATGAAAGTATTTCCGTGTGCCAGAATAGGTATGGATGCTCAGGGTGGTGGCGTAGCAATAGAAGAAGCATTACATGATCCAGGAAAATTAGAAGAGGGAGAAGTTCTTATCTGGCCAGTTATAGACGGCAAGCCCAAAGATACAGATGATCAACAAGGATTACATATTTTAGAGTTGGTGCAATTTGCAAGAGCAGATTGGACAGCTCAAGCTAATCACGGATTAAGAAAAGATCTAGAAGATAAAGTATTATTATTCCCCAGATTCGATCAGGTCAGTTTGGCTTTAGCTTTAGACAAAGAAGGTAAAGATATAATGACTGCAGATTTAAGTAATATATATGATAACGAAAGTGATTGTATATTAGAAATTGAAGAATTAAAAAATGAATTAACAACCATAGTTATGACACAAACCAGCACAGGACCAAATGCCAGAGACAGATGGGACACTCCTGATGTAAAATTACCAAATGGCAAAAAGGGCAAATTAAGAAAAGACCGTTATAGTGCGTTATTAATTGCAAACATGTTAGCTAGACAATTAAGTCGAACATTAGAGCCTGTTTCTTTTGAGGTAATTGGTAATAATTTAGCCGATGTTGGAAAAAAAGATGGACAAATGTATAAGGGGCCATCCTGGTTTGTTGATGGTGCTAATGCTAATATATATGGTGGAATTTATCGTTAATAGTGTATTAACAAATTAAACTAATTACAATTCTATTATAATACTATTATGCCAAGAAAAAAGACCGATAAAACTCAAGGTTTGGAAATAGCTCCTAATGTTATGCCAGAAAACGCATATGTAACATGGGATGACAACGATTTAGCAAGCAAAGAAAAAGCATTAACAGAATCGTCAAAAAGTTTGGACGAATACGGAATATATCAAAATAAGGCCACAGCAGCAACAAGTCGTTTTCGTAGTTTCATGAATCTGGATGGGCCTATCTCTGGGCGTCCTGGTCTTACTCGCACAGACTACGATTATTTCCGTCCAGACGAAGCTGTACCAACAGAAATAAAAGCTATTTTTGGTATGGCTGATCAGATCTATAACAGAGTGGGATTAGTAAAAAACGTTATTGATCTTATGGGTGACTTTGCTAGCCAAGGTATCAGACTTGTTCATCCAAATAAAAGAATTCAAAGATTTTATCGTAATTGGTTTGATAAAGTTAGTGGCGAAGAACGCAGCGAAAGATTTCTTAATCATTTATATAGAACAGGCAACGTGGTAATTAACAAGCAAACTGCTAAGATTAGTCTTAAGGTTGCTGACGAAATGTATAAAGCAAAAGCCTCTCCAGATTTAATTATTAATAGCGATGAAGCACAGGTAGAAAAAAGAGAAATACCTTGGAAGTATACTTTCTTAGATCCTAGAATTGTTGATGTTGCTGGAGCATCATTATCTAGCTTTGTTTACGACAAAACATATACAATTACTATTCCAGCTGGATTAAGAAAACTAATCAATGCTCCTAAAAATGATAATGAAAAATTAATAGTTTCACAACTACCATCAGCAATCATAGAAGCAGCTAAAGATAAAAAACCATATCCATTGGATCCAAATAAAACATTAGTATTCCACTACAAAAAAGATGATTGGAAAACCTGGGCGTATCCAATGATCTATAGTATCATGGATGATATTTCTATAGTAGAAAAATTAAAATTAGCTGACTTAGCCGCTCTTGATGGTGCTATTAGTAATATTCGTATTTTTAAACTTGGTAGTCTTGAACACAAAATCGCTCCCACTCAGGCTGCTGCTAGTAAACTAAGTAATATTTTACAGGCGAATGTTGGTGGCGGTACTATGGATTTGGTTTGGGGTCCAGATATCGAATTAATAGAAAGTAAAACTAGTGTTCATCAGTTCTTGGGAGAGGGTAAATATACTCCACACTTAAATGCTATATATGCTGGCTTAGGTATTCCTCCCACACTCACAGGAACCTTTGGTGCTGCTGGAACAACAAATAATTTCATTTCTTTGAAGACTCTCACACAAAGACTTCAGTATGGTCGCAGAGTATTAATGAGTTTCTGGAAGAAAGAAATAGAGCTAGTACAAAAAGCTATGGGATTTCGTTTTCCAGCAAAAATAGAATTTGATAGAATGGATCTAAGCAATGAAGATGCTGAAAAAGCATTACTAATACAGTTATCAGATAGAAATATTGTAAGTGATGAACTTGTACAGAAAGCTTTTGGTTTTGATCCTGATATGGAAAAAGTCAGACTCAACAGAGAGAGCAGAGAAAGAGATAATGAAAGAATGGTACCAAAGTCGGGCCCATATTATAATCCTCAACTAGAAGATAATCTTAAAAAGATTGCACTGCAAACTGGTATTGTTACTCCTAGCGAGGTTGGTCTAGATCTCGAAAAGAAAAAGAGCGGGCAAAAAACTGCTATGGAATTAAAAGTACCATCTTCGCCACTAGGTGGTGGGAACATTCCATCAGATAAAACTCCAGGACAACCACAACAAGGCCGTCCAAAAAATAGTAAAGATACACAACAAAGAAAAACTAAGCAATTTGCTCCCCAAACTGGCGCCAACATACAAATATGGGCAGTAAATGCTCAAGATAAGATCTCAGATATATTGAACCCAATATTGTTAGAATTTTATCAAAAGAAAAATATGAGAAGCTTGTCTAGTATAGAATATAATGAAGCAGAAAATACAAAAACAAAAATCTTATTATCCTTGGATCCTCTAAGTAATATTACTGAAGATGTCGTTTTTTCAAAACTCAATACTGTAAATAGTATTGATAGTAATGTATTATTTAACCAATATTTTACTCTACAAAAAACTTTGAGCAGTGAGATAAATAGGCCACTTACCGCTGAAGAGGCCAAGTATACTAAAGCCTATTTTTACCAAATGGTGTATTTTCCCCATGAAACCACACAAGGGTGAATTATGATTATTTATCCAGCAGAAGAATCCGCAAATCTCACAGACCTACTTTCTGCACAATCCTCAATTGTTTATGCTTCTTTAGCTGAAAAATGTGATACCACTAATCCTACAACCAAAATTTTTAAAGAAAACAAAGCTTTGGCTGGCATAGAAGATAGTGACCTATATTATACTCAATCTATTTTGGTCACAACATCATGGAATAAAAATGATGATATTTTTGATCCAGAAGAAGTTTGGGCCGCTAAAAATACCCCAGAAGATAAACCAACAAATTTAGAGCATGATGAGAATGCTATAGTAGGCCATATTACATCAAACTACGCTATAGATGATGATGGTAATATTATTGATGAAAATATGTCTTATTCTGAGCTACCTAAAAAATATCATATAGTAACAGGATCTGTAATATATAAAGGTTATACTGATCCAGAACTAAAAACCAGAGCAAATACTCTAATAGAAGAAATTGAAAATGGAAATAAATATGTTAGTATGGAGTGTTTTTTTAAGGGATTTGATTATGGCTTAATTGATAAGGTAAATGGAAGCTATCATATTTTACCACGAAATGAAGAAACAGCATTTTTAACAAAACATTTAAGAGCATATGGTGGACAGGGCGAACATCAGAACTATAAAATTGGTAGAGTATTAAGACAAATAACATTTTCTGGCAAAGGATTTGTTAATAAGCCCGCAAATCCCGAAAGTATTATTTTTACCAAAGATAGTATTAATTTTGACAAAGAATTGGCTACAATAAAAAAATGTATCGAAAAAAATGATACTTCGACAAATAAAGGTGTATTTTCAAATCAAGCTAACTTAAAGGAGACAATTATGAGTGTTGAACCAGAAGTGCCACAAGCAGAACAAGAAGTAGTAGCGCCAGTTGCTGATGTTGTAGAAGCACCAGTTGCCGCTCCTGCCGCCGACGCTTCCACAGTAGAACATGAAGAAGCAGCCAAGAAAATGGCAGAAGATATGATGAAGAAAAAAGAAGAAGAAATGAAAAAAATGAAGGCAGCACTAGAGACCATCGAAGCCGAACTTGTTGCTGCTAATGAGGCTCTTGCCGGATACAAGGCAAAAGAAGCCGAAATGATGAAAAAAGAAAAGAAAGCAAAAAGAATGGCTTCTTTAATTGAGAGCGGTCTTGATAGCGAGACAGCCGAGGCTACTGTGGATAAGTTCGAAAATCTTGATGACGAAACATTTGCCACAGTCACACAGGTTGTTGCCGCAAAGAAAAGCATGATGAAAGAAGAAAAGACCGAAAAAACTGAAGAAGAAATGACAGAAAAGAAGAAGGCTTCTATTGAAGCTGATCCTTCTGTTCTCGAAACAGCCGAAGTTGAAGAATCAGTCAACCTAAGTGTTGCTAGTGATACAGAATCACAGATTCAAAACACACGCGCTGCCTTAGTTGATTTTGTGTGTATTAGACTAGGTAAAAAACTTAATAAGGGAGAGTAAAAATGGCTCTAAAATCAGATCGCATTGAAGCTTACACAGATATTTCATTTTTCTGCAATGATGCAACAGCAGAGCGTGGTGGCGTAGTAGTCTTCGCAACAGGTGTTGCTGGCTCAGGCGCTGCTATGGATTCTGCTGGTGCTGTAGTAACCTATGCCGCAAGTGCATCAGGTAGAGTTCCAGCCGGTCTTCTTCTTAACGATGTTGTTAGTCTTGATCTAACAAGACAGCATATCAATTGGCACAAAGACGAAGTACAAACTGGCAGCAAGGTAACACTATTACGTCAGGGTCAGGTTACAACAGACAGCATTGTTGCTGGTGTAACAGTAGGCCCAGGTTCTGGTGCTTATGTTGGTGCTAACGGTGACCTAACAACAGCAACCAGTCCTGGTGCTAGAGTTGGTACATTCTTAAGTGCCAAAGACGCTGACGGTTACGCAAAAGTTGACATTAACATTACATGATAAGGGAGAAAAACATGGCCAATAGAAAATTTGACCCAACACCAGAACTAACAGACCTTTTAGTTAAGTCTGGTTCGCTACATAAAGAAGAAGCACTTGCTGCAAATCATGAGTTTGCCAAGGCTCTAGAACTTCCTCTTCGTCAGGGTGTTCTAAGTGGTAATGTTCTAGATAACATCTTCGAGCCAATCTCATTGGCCCAAAGTGCTACTCCAGAATTTCCACTAGATTTTCTTGCTCCTGGTACAGAAAAGGACTTCGTGGCTTATACCATCCCAAATCATGGTTATATCCCACAGAAGCACGTTGAAGGCGATTATGTCATGGTTCCAACCTATGATATTGGCGCTAGTATCGACTACTTACTAAAGTATGCCCGCGATGCCCGTTGGGACGTTGTTGGTCGTGCTATGGAAGTACTAGAGGCCCAATTCGTAAAGAAGATGAACGACGATGGCTGGCACACACTTCTTGCTGCTGGTTATGATCGTAACATCGTTGTTTACGATAGCGATGCAAGCAACGGTCTATTTAGTAAGAGACTAGTTTCTCTTATGAAGACAGTTATGCGTCGTAACGGTGGTGGCAATAGCGCTAGTAACAATCGTGGTATGTTAACTGATCTTTATGTCAGTCCAGAAGCCATGGAAGATATCCGTAACTGGGGTCTAGATCAAATCGACGAAGTAACTCGTCGTGAAATCTACACCGCCGCCGACGGCAGTATCAACCGTGTCTTTGGTGTTAACCTCCATGACCGTGATGAGCTTGGTGAAGGTCAACAGTATCAACTATTCTACACAGGCGTACTTGGTGGAGGTCTCTCCGGCAAGAGCGAGCTAGTGGTTGGTCTAGATCTTCGTAAGAGAGATAGCTTTATTATGCCAGTTCGCCAAGAAGTTCAAATCTTCGAAGACGATACACTACATCGTCAGAAGAGAGCAGGCTTCTACGGCTGGGCAGAGCAGGGTTTTGCTGTTCTCGACAACCGAAGAGTTCTCCTCGGCGCTCTCTAATAGGCTCCATAATGTTAACTTAGAAAGAAAGGCTGGCCTTGTGCCGGCCTTTTTTTTTAGGTGTATTATATCATTATGCCCCCATAAAAATACTAAAAGGTAGCATACCATGGCAGCAAGCAAATACGATTTTTCTATAGAACAGGGCACATCGTTTAAAATAAGCCTAATATATAAAGACGCAGAAGGAACCCCTGTAAATCTTACTAATTGGTGCGCTAGACTAACTTGGGTAACCAATAATAATATTACCCAGGTTTTTACTTCTGAGAATATAGATCATAGTGTATATAAATTTAGTATTGATGGAATAAATGGTAAATTAACTCTTTTAATTCCATCTGATACCACTAATGCATTTAATTTTTATACGGCTAAATATGACCTAGAGTTACAAAGTCCGGATGATCTGTATAATGGTGGTGGAAAATATACTATTAGATTATTATTTGGCAATATTGATATCATAAAAAGACACAGTCACAATCCAAATAGCTTGGAGTGCCAATGAGTCATTTTATAGTTGAGGTTGTAGAACCAGTAGTAAATATAGTACAAATTGAAACTAGTTTTTTGGAAACAGTTACAGATACTATTGAAATAGAACGATATGATACTGTTAATTTAGAAATTGTTAATACAGAAAGAATATTGGCTAGCGATTTACCAGACGATATACCAATGAGTAAAATTGTTGGTAATTTACACTATACCAGAATAGACGATTTAGACACCTACATAAATAGTTTTGTGGCTTCTGGTATCGAAGTACATGTAGACGATTTATTATGGGGAACAAGTAATGTTGGATTAAGCGGATATTTAAACCAATACTCATTCGACTGCGGCACACCATAAAATATACAATGGAGATATAATAAAATGGGCGTTAATACTTTAATTCAGTTTAGAAGAGGCACAGCAGCAGTATGGACTAGTGGTAATCCCACTCTATCTCAAGGGGAACTAGGTTTTGAAACTGATACTGGCAAATTTAAAATTGGACGAAATGCTATAGCTTGGAATAGTTTGCCATATGCTGGTGGATCAGCAATTACAGCTGGTTCTGGTATGTGTGTTGTGTATGACTCGGGAAATAATGCGTATACACTTAGTAGTGAATTGTTTACTTCTGGCAGTGGAATTTCTCTATCATCAACAAGCTGTGGAGCTGGTAGTGGCAATGCTTATACTATCTCATTAAATAATAGATTACAAGAAGTATCTAAATTATCTAGTAGTGGTATTGTCGTTTCCACAAATAGCAGTGGAGTTGTTACTAGAACTATAACTTCTGGCAATAATATTAATATTAGCAATGGCGATGGAATAAATGGAAATCCTTTAATATCTTTAGCGACTAGTTTAAGTGGATTAACAAATATAACAGCTTCTTCAGTTAGTATTACTGGTGCTGGTCAAGCATTAACTGTAGATAACGATGTTTATATTGGTGGTACATTATCAGCAGTTCAAATTAATATTAATGGTATTACTGCTAGTGGAAATGTTGGTATTAGTGGTGATTTAAGAGTCTCTGGCTCTGGAACATTCGGTTCTGGACTTTATGTTGGTGGAGTTCCCGTTAGTTTGAGCGGACATTCACATACATATACTGACATTACAAATTTTTGCAGCGGAGTGGCTTCGTGTGTTGATACCGCTTTAGTTGCTGTTAGTGGCATACAAACATCTTATTCTTCTGGTACTAACACATTATTTGTGGGATTATCTGGTCAAGCTTTAGCTTTACATACTTATACTGGCACTGGTATATTAGTTAGAACTGGCGATAGTTCATATGTGGCCAGAACTATTACTAATACTGATTCTAACATTAGCGTCACAAATGGTAATGGTGCATCAAATAATCCAATAATAAATTTAGCTCAATCTATTAATGTTGGTGATATAACAACAACTGGTAATATAACTATAGGTGGTAATCTTACTGTTAATGGAGACACTATAGTTTCTAATGTTTCTACTATTCAGGTTGAAGATCCAATTATTCAACTTGGACAAGGCAGTGGTGTTATTAGTGGCTCTGATACGAAAGATAGAGGATTAGAATTACGCTATATTTCTGGCGGAGTAGCATCTACCGGATTTATGGGATACGATCAAAGCACCGGCAAGTTCATGATCTTGACCAATGCTGTAAATAGTAGTGAAGTATTTAGTGGCACATCTGGCACATTATCTCTTGGCGTACTAGAGGCTTCTGGCACCGTAACTGGCCGAACACTAGTATCAACAGTAGCATCGGGCACTGCGCCACTTTCAGTAACTTCTCCAACCTTGGTAACTAATCTTAATGCTGATCTTTTAGATGGTAATGATGGTTCATATTATACTAATTTTAATAATATAGGAAGCAGACCCAGTCCTATTGTTAGTGTTAATTTAACAGGAGATGTTACGGGCAGTGGACAAGCCACATTAACTAATCTTAGTGGTAATGCGTATGTAAACTTTAGTACAACAATTCCTGCTAGTAGTATAATTCTTGGCACAGATACCACAGGTAATTATGTAGCAGCAGTTGCTGTTAGTGGCAGCGGACTAAGCCTAAGTGGTTCTGCTGGTGTTGGATCTACCTTTACTGTAATTAGTAACGCTAGTTCAGCGTCTGGTAATAATACTATTGTATTTAGAGACGGCGCCGGTGGCTTTACCGCAGGAGCAATTACTGGTAGCACATTTACTGGTAACGGCAGCGCTCTTACTAATCTTAATGCTAGTAATTTATCAACAGGAACTGTGCCTCTTGCTAGATTACCACTCGCATCCACAACAGCAAGTGGCATTGCTATATTTAGTAGCACTAATTTTAGTGTTGATGGAAATGGTTTAGTAACTATTAAAAGTAGTGGTATATCTAATAATAATTTAATTGATAATACTATTACAATAGGATCAACAGCATTTACTCTTGGAACTACTGGTACTGCTATTAGTGGTTTAACATCTCTATCCTCTACTAGTGTTAGTGGTACCAATTTGTATGGTAACGGATCAAATATCACTAGTTTAAATGCTAGCAATATTAATAGTGGAACTATTGGCGTTTCTTATCTGCCTACAGGCATACCCATAACTAATCTGTCTCAAAGCGGATTATATTTTGGTAATACTAGTTGGTTTACAGCATTGGGCGGCACAGTTAGTATTTTAAGAGAATTGACAGCAATAAGTGGAACTAGTACTGCGGCTCCAACAACGCTCATAAATTGTGCAATTGATGGTGGAACCCCATAGACATATACCAAAAAAAAACTATAATAATAGGTATCTTATAGGATTATACATGGGTAAAATATGCCAATAAATAATAAAATACAACTTAGAAAAGGTACAAGTTCCGAGTGGTCTGCTGCTAATCCCGTGTTGGCTAGCGGAGAGCCTGGATTTGAAAGAGATACTGGCAGATTTAAAATAGGAGACGGAACCACGGCTTGGAGTGGATTATATTATGCCTCTATTATTCCAACAGGATTTATTGCTGGTAATAATGTTAATATAAGTTTAGGAACTAACGGATCTACTGCTACAATAAACGTAAGTGGATCTGTACAACAGTCACAATCTTTAGTAACTACTGTTTTTAATGAAACCGGATCTACTCTTCCTAAGATGACCGCTGTTTATATTAATGGTGGGCATGGTGATATGCCTACTATCCAAAAAGCTATTGCTACTGGTGATACTACTAGTGCTGGTACTTATGGATTAACATATAGTGCTATTGATAATATGCAAATTGGTCAAGTTGTAGTTTTTGGATCGCTGAGTGGGGTCAACACAGACCCTGCTCACGGAGGCATTGCTGGTGCTACAGAAGGCTCTGTGCTATATCTTAGCCCCACAGTTTCGGGCGGTATTACAACCACTAAACCATATGCTCCGAATCATATTGTTGCTATTGGCACTGTTGTTAGAGTGCATCAAAATGAGGGAGTAATAGAAGTTAGAGTACAAAATGGGTTTGAGCTAGAAGAATTACATAATGTTGCGGTTACTGGGGTTACTAATGGTCAATTCTTACAGTATAACAGCTCAAGCGGATTATGGATTCCTACTTCTAGTGGAGATTTCACATATATATCTGCTATCACAGGAGTAATGTCCGGATTGTACGTTGCTGTACAGCCTGATACTAATAAAGTTAATCTGAATAATAATCTAATCATAGATGGCGATAATTTTTTAAACATTTATGGTAATGGTGATGGACTTATTAGCACAGAGGATAATGGTATAAATGCATTTGCAATAATTAATAGTACAATAAATAATACTACTATAGGTTCTTTCATACCTTCTAATGGAACATTTACTGACTTAACCTCAAATAATAATTTGACTGTTGGTGGTAATCTGACAGTTAATGGTAGTACTATTATTGCTAATGTGGATACTATCACAATTGAAGATCCAATTATTACTCTTGGTTTATCAAGTGGCAATATTGTTGTTAATAATACTCTGGATCGAGGATTAGCTTTGGTCAGAGGATCAGGACTAACGGCATTTATGGGCTGGGATAGTAGCGCATCTCAATTTGTTATGTTAAGTAGCGGAGTTGCTACTAATAATAGCGGCAATTATAGTGCTGGAACTTATGGAGATTTACAAATTAGAAATCTCACCAGCAGCACCGGAAATTTCGCAGAACTTAGTGTTAATAACTATATAGATATTATTAGCTCTGGTACTTCTAATCCTAATATTATTAGATTTAATGATAGTAGTACTCCTAATAGTCCATCTTTAGGCTCTGTGAGTAATGGAACTAGATTATTACTAACTTCAAATGACAATTTAGGCCATAATGCTATTGGCGTTGATTATGGTGGTGGTGGTAATAATAACACTTGGTTTAGTGTGCCAAGCGGTATGGGATTTAAGTTTTATAATGGCTCAAATTCTATATTCTCTCTAGGAGAATCTCAATTAAATTATAATGGTAATTTTATAGTAGATTCTGATGGCAATGTTAATAGCGCAATATGGAATGCTTCTGCTATAGCTGTAAATAAAGGTGGAACTGGACGAACTTCGTATTCTAATGGTCAACTATTGATAGGCAGTGGCACTAGTTTGGTTGCTAATACTTTAACTGCTGGTACTGGGATTAGTATAACTAATGGTAGTGGAACTATCACAATAAATAGTTCATTAAATAATCCTGTAACTGGTACTGGGGTCGCTAATCATATTGCTTATTGGAATAGCACCAGTGGTATAGTTGCTGATAGTGGTCAATTATATTGGGATGCAACTAATAATAGACTTGGCATTGGAACTAATAGTCCTCTAGACTTAATACATATAAGTGGTGCGACTGCTAGTAGTGTTGGTATTAGGTTTGATAATAATGATGGTCACGGAGGAAGCGTTCAAGCAGACAATGGACAGCTATATTTAAATAGCAGTACTGCAACAGCCGCTAGATTAAGTGGAAGAAAAATTAGACTTGGAGATGGAGGCGCAAGTGCCTGTGCTATAGAATTAAGTTCTGTTGGAACAATATCTCAAGATGGTAATGGTGGAGGATTAAGTTTTAGTGGTACTACTGGTCAATTCAGTAACGGTCTTCATGTTACTGCTGGTAATGTTGGAATAGGAACAACTTCTCCCTCATATACATTAGATGTAAGCGGAACTATCGGCGTTAGTGGTATAGCAAGATTTAATAACGATATATACATGCTTGATAATACTAAGCGCATTAGTTGGGATAACGGTACTGAATATATTGGTAGACAAGGCGATAGTATAATAATAGGCACACAAAGCACCACTAGAATTTTGGTTAACTCTGTGGGTAATGTTGGAATAGGAACATCAACACCAATCGGCCAGTTACATGTGATAGGTAGCGGTATATTTAGTAGCGGATTATTCGTAGGATTGACCCCTGTTAGCTTAAGTGGACATAATCATAATGGAGTTTATGCTGATATTGCTACTGGAGATCCTCAAACTTCAAGCAATAGTATAGTGGATAATTCCTATGCATTATATGATCCAGCTAATGGCTGGCCGGGATTATGGATTGGTGACAGTTCAGTAAATGCATCTGATCCTGCCGTCTTTGATTCTTTCAAAAGCAATATGGGGCTTTCGAATGCTGCAATTGGTACTGGTGTTGCTAATCACATAGCATATTGGAATAGTAGTAGTGAAATAATTGCTGATAGTGGACAGTTAGTTTGGGATAGTACTAATAATAGATTAGGAATAGGAACAACTTCTCCCGCTGAATCGCTAACCGTATATGGCGACAGTAAGTATTTATATCTACAAGCTCAAAACAATACTGGTGCTGCTGGTATTAAGTTTGGCAATACTGCTGCCAGACAGCAAATGTATATTGAAGGAACATCATCTGATCTTGTTATAGATTCCATGAATGGTGGAGTAACAGAATCTATTAGAATAGGATATAATACAGGCGCAGTTACTATTAACGAAAGTGGTTCTGATCTTGATTTTAGAGTCGAAGGTGATACTGACGCTAATTTATTATTTATCGATGCTAGTGCAGACAGAGTTGGCATAGGAACAAGTACTCCGGGCGCAAAATTAGATGTCAGCGGGATAATAAGAAGCACTTCATACATCACTTCTAACACTGAGTTTAGATTAAATAATGCTACATTTTCTAGAGTAGCAACAATGGATGGTGCTGGTGCTTTTGCTGGTGGATATAATATTTACATAAGTGGATCAACACCTAAACATGATAGTGCTGGAGCTATTGCTGGTTATTATTATCATTCCGATGGATCAGTAAGGCTTTATACCAATTCTTCTCAATCAGCCGACACCAACGCTTCTGAAAGATTGAGAATAACCTCTGCCGGTAATGTTGGAATTGGCATAATTTCTCCCAACGAATTATTAGAAGTAAGTGGAAATCTTAGATTATCTGATAGGTCAGGTAGTACTGGTTATAAAATACAGTTTAATCGTGGTGGTGGCACTGCCAATGATTATACAATTGGCAAAGAAGGTGTTCATCTTGCTATATCGACAGCAAATGATAGCTCAACTAATAGATATACAGAGTTTGGTTATCATGCTGCTGGAACATGGACACCAAAAACACGATTAAATAATTATACCGGCGCACTTGGAGTTAATCTTACAGCAACTCCGTCTGGCTCATTAGATGTTGGTGGAGATGTTTATGTTAGAAATGCCGCAAATACTAGTGCTAATATTTATTTAAAAGCTGGATCATCAGCCGACACAACATGTAGAGTTAGAACAGATACTAATGGAAATATCTTTTTAGATACTTCTACTGGAGCACAAGTAAAATGCGGCAGTCAAGACGGTCGAGTTGATATGTACGCTAGCTCTCAATGGATTACTATTGGGAATACTTATGATGCTGGAACAGCAAATCAATATATAAGATTTATTCCAGCTAATACTGAAATGATGAGAGTTACTAAGACCGGCGTTGGTTTTGGTGGTGTAACATCTCCGCTAGATAGAATTCATGTTAGTGGTACTCAAACAACAATTCGGATAAATAATGGCATTGGTTATGATACTCAATTAAGAATGATAGATACAGTATCTGATTGGAGTGTTGGAATTAATCAAGCTAATAATGCTGGTTCTGGTGTGTTTAGCATAAGATCAGTTACTGCTGGTAGTCATAGATTAGTTATTGATACAAGCGGAAATGTTGGTATAGGAACAACTTCTCCGTCCAATAAACTTGAAATTGCTGGCGGAAATGTATTAATTGGTCCTACTGACACCTCAAGACAATTAAATTTCTATAGTTCTGCTTATGGAATTAAAGCAGAGAATGGATTAGAAATATTTACTGGCGATAGAATTCGTTTTAGAAAAGGCGGAGTTGAATATGCTAGAATAGAATCTGACGGTAAAGTTGGAATAGGAACAACAACGCCAAGCGGCCAACTGCACGTTATCGGTACTGGAATTTTTACAGGAGATGTATCAATTTCTGGATCTGTCATAGTAGGCTCTGGATCAGCCGCCGCTCCATCTTTTGAATTTGTTAATGATACAGACACGGGCATGTTTAGTCCTGCTGGTAACACTATTGGTCTTGCTACCAGTGGAGTAGAAAGATTGAGAATAAGTAGTATCGGAAGCGTAGGAATAGGAACTAGTTCGCCAGTTTCTAGGTCGCATATATACGGAGGATTGACCGTTGATCCACTAGGCGTACCAACTAATAATTATAGCGAAGGCATTAGAATTGGTGCTGCTAGCAATGGATTTTCTTTTGTTGCTTTTGGAGTTAATCCAGCGTCGGCAACTGGATCAACAACCAACCAATGGTGGGCTGGTAAAAACGGTGCTACCGGCGGATTTACTATATATGGTAATGAGGCTGGAGAATCTTTACACATAACCACAGGATCTACAGTAGAAATTAAGGGCAGAACCACACTTAGAGAAGGATATTTCTATGAAGATGGAGATGCTATAACCAGAGAAATAGTTTTATTGGCTCAGACTACGGATTCAACCCCAGCAGATATGACGTTTAGTGGTAATGAAATAATGATAAATTATGATCGTACATATACATTTTCAGCACTTATAACAGCAAGAGAATGTTCCATCAATGGTCATGTTGCTGGATATAAAATAGAGGGAGTAGTTACTGATCAAGATGGATTAGCAACAATAGTTGGCACACCTGTCGTTACCGTATTTGCTGAAGATAATCCAGATTGGGATGTTGTTCCTAGTATTTATAGCGCTGGAATGGATAATTATTTAAGATTTACGGTGTATCCACACGCTGTCGCCAATAGAAATATACGCTGGGTTGCAAAAGTCACAATAGTGGAGGTAGGAACAAATGGAACAGGATACTAAAAAACTCTGGATCTCTTCAAGAGAAATTAATAAATTGGCAAGAGAAAATATACGTTTTTTACCATTAAATTTTAATTGGGAAGAATACGCACAATCTATCACAGATTATAATTTAAAATCCAGACAACATGCCATAGAACATTTTCTATTGTACGATCAACATCTACTTAAAAAGTATGGAATAAAAAACTTTTCTGGATATCAATCACCAACTAAAAAAGATATGGCTGTTTGCATCAGCTTCTTTTCTCCAAATTCATACAGCAAACCACTTTACAATTTATTAACAGTAATCAATGATCTACAGCTTTGTGGAATTCCGTATTTTGTTATTGAATTATTAAACAAAGATCAAAAGAGTCGTGTTCCAAATGCATTTATGACAGTAAAATCTGATTCAATTATGTTCTATAAAGAAAATTTGTATAACATAATAGCTAAAGAACTGAGTTCACAATACAGTAAATTTTTGTTCTTGGATGGCGACATTAGATTTGACATACCCGATTGGTATAGCAAAACAAGCGAGTTGTTAGATAGTAATGATATTGTTCAACCAATGGAAGTGTGTTATTGGCCCAGCAGAAAATATCTTAAAAAATCAATGGCGTATAGTATTAAAAATGACCACGCATTCGATATTTCTTTGTATCATCCTGGTTTTGCAATTGGTATAAATACTAAAAATTTTTTGCCAAACCCATTTTTTGATCAAGCTTTAATAGGTGGTGGAGACACTTGTTTTTGGCTTGGAGCATATCATAATAAGTATCAAAAAAAATATAATGATAATTTAGTAAATGATTTGTATGACAAATATCTTAACTTAAACAATTATGTAACAAATTTTTGTACCAATAAAAAATTATCAATAAACTATGTGCGAAAATGTTCGGCTATACACCTTGAACATGGAGATAGGCAGGATAGAAAGTACATTGATAGAATGAAATTAATACCTCCTGTTGGAAATAATATTCATAAAAATCTAAATGAATTATATGAATGGGATAACAATCTTGTAAATGAAGTTGTTCAAAACTATTTTACTGGCCGTAGAGAAGATGGAGTTAATATTGATTCAATAAAATCTATAGTAAAGAATATAGATATCTCCTCTATACCGCCCATACAATGTTTAAATCTACCAAGAGCTACTGAAAGAAAATCATTCATACAAGACAGATGGATAAAAACAAAAAATATGAATATAGAGTTTGTTGATGGAATTGATAAACTAGAAATCCATAACTTAGATGTTCCATATAATAAAGAAAAAACAATCTCATGCATCGGTAGAGAAATGAGCATCGGTGAAATAGCTTGCGCAGTGTCTCATTTATCTTCATATAAACAAGCATTGAATAAGTACCCCAATGCAGAATTATTTATTTTTATGGAAGATGACGTATATCCTCATTTCAATGACAAGACACACTTTTTTGATTTATTGCTAAAAGGTTTTTATGAACATAAAGATACTGAATGTTTGCTTTGTCATAACACCGTAGTTTTACCAACCTATTTGACACACGGAGCATTTAGTGCAAAAGTAGATGCTCCAATATGGGGAAATCAGCTCACTGTTTTTAGTAAAGATGGACTTATCAAAATTATTGAGTCTTTTAAAGAAATATATTGTCCAATAGATTTTGCTTGGAAATTTTGGCAACCAAAAAATAGAGTAGCATTACTATATAATTGTTTATGTTTTCATCCCAATAATGCTAATACAACAACTTATATTGGCAATGAATATCGTAATATCAAAAGAATAGAAAAATAAGGAGAAAAATAATGAGTATTCCAGTTCTATTGGCTAGTGATCCGACTGTGGTGCCAGCCAAGACTTTCGATAAATGGTGGATAAATCAAATAACTATAAAAGCACCAAATCCTAATGGAGATGCTAGTGCTGAAGTTATTCTAATGAAATTTCGAACAGATGAAAATAATATGGCCGAATTATCTTCAGAAGTAACATTTTTAAATATTGATAACATACTATCTAGTGCCCAATTTGATCAGGAATTAGGAACAGCAGTCTATGCTTTAATGAGTTATATAATGAAAGTTGGCATAGAAAAGGGTATCATTCAAGCGAACAATTAATTAGGTGTAATATAATTATATCAAATTTATATAGAAAGACATACCATGACATGGCAAGACGAATTGACTATTATCACGCGAACACTAATCAACGATTGGGAAGAGCCATACTCATATAGTGATTCTAGAATACAGCAAATCATAACTGTAGCTGCAAAATATGTACAATTTGATATTAATTTAGACTATGCATATACTATAGATGTTGTTAATAATAATATTAGTCCAGATCCAGTATCTGTGAACGATAGTATTTTCACAAGCATGGTATGTTTAAAAGCAGCATGTATAATAGATCAAGGAACATTCAGAACAAAAGCCGCTCTAGAAGGTATCACAACCAGATTAGGACCAGCAGTGCTAAATCTAGGAGGTACTTTGACTGGATGGCAGTCTATCATACAGCACGGAGCCTGTGGAGTATACGACGAACTTACCAGCCACTGGGATGTTAGAAATGCTAGCGCATTCGCTGCTGTACTATCTCCATTCGTTAATAATAGATATGATCCTCGATATCTCAATGTTGGGCCGTTCAGAAATGTTGGTAATAATGACTTTTATTCTTGAGGAATAGCATATGCCATATCCAGATTTTGCAGCTTTACAAAACATATACGATAAACAAATGGATATGCTGTTATCCTCTACTGGATTAACAACTAAATGTGAATTAAATTTTGGTATATCAAAGAGACAAATTTGTCCTAACTGTATCTATGATCCTGGGCTAAAGAAATCTTCTAACAAATACAAAACGGGCGGTCCTGTGCCTTTCTCTATTGGTCAGATATGTCCATATTGTTATGGCATTGGTTTTCATGGAGAAGAAAAAACAGAAACTATTTATTTAGCTATAATAGCTGATCATACAAAATGGATAAATCCACCAACTAATATTGCTATTCCAGATAATATGATACAAAGTATTTCGAAAATAGATTTATATGATAGTTTTAAACAATGCAAAGATATGACAGTGCTATATAATGCAACAGGTTCTAATCCAAGATATAATCTATATGGCGACCCTACTCCGGCTGGTTTGGGTAATAATAAATACATCTTTGCTATGTGGAAAAATATATGAGATTTACATTTTCCATCAAAGAAAATAAACAAGAAATACAAAACAAAATTTTAAAAGCTTTATTGCCAGATTGCAAAAAGTTTATGAACTCCGCTATAGGTGTGATTAAAACAGATTTACCAGGACTATTATATACCTCTCTTACTAATAGACCAGAATATTTTAGTTTAATTAGCGGTAATCTTAGGCTAGAACTGGGAATTCCTGATGCTAGCTCTAAAGTACAGTCAATAATTAATATATGGATTTCAAATATAGAATATGATTACTCTAAACCAACCATATCAGGCGGTAAGATAATATCTTCTTTCAGCGCCAAATTTGTCAAAACTGATTTTTCTGATGTTATCAGTTCTGAAGAAGCCTATGTTATAGATGGTGAATATAATTTACCTTGGTTAAAATGGCTTTTACTAGATGGCAGCGCTACTATTGTGCCTAGGCACGATGTTGTTTTTGGACCCAATCCAAATTCTCGCACAGGAGATGCTGTTATGAGACCGTCCAGCAAAGGATGGGGAGTTCCATCTGATTATGCTGGTACCGCATCTGATAACTGGATTACCCGCGCAATAGCGGATTCTCAATCTGATATAGAACAACTATTAGCGAGGGCTCTATCATGACATGTAACAATAATAATATAGGATTTAAAGGAATAAATAGTATATCAGAGGATCTATTCTTAAATATTTTAGAGAGTAATTTTAAAATGTTTTTTGATTGGTCTTTTCTACAAATTGGTGGATGGTTTGATTCAAAAATAGCAAATAATAATACCATCTATGGAAACACAAACCCCCCAGCAAAATTATTATTAACAGATGATCCATCATACACACTCGGACAAGTCTGGCAGGGCATAAGAAAAGAGTGGGTGTGGGAGAGCGGTATTTCATATGCTAATTCTTCGCCTATAAATATTAGCGGCATCTATCTGAATAACACTTTTATGCCAGTGGGTAGTGGATATATTATTAATTATCCAGATGGCAGGGTAGTGTTTGATACAGTAAAATCCAAAACCAGTAATGTTAGTGTTAATCATAGTTATAGATTTATCCAAACATATAGATCTAGTGATAGTCCATGGTTTAACACAGTACAATAAGA